TTGGCGGAATTTATTAATAAGAGGGGGGGTAACATACCTGTCCCCGAGAAGAAGAATACTGGTGTTACCAACACTAAAATTTTAAGAGCGGTAACAAATAATCTAGTAAGAATACAGGGTCAACTCACTACGATTGACAATAGATTAGCACAACAAAATGCACTGATCAAATCTAATCTTGTAACATCTGTTGGCATGATCAATGCCATTGAACAGAGAGACAATGATCTTGCACAGAAATTTGATGAACTAACTGCTGCATTTGAGGCACAGAGTGCCTTCATGGAACAGCAGGCAGATCTTGCTGAAGATAAAGAGGCAGAGGCAAGACTAGAGGAGCAATTGCCCTCGGCATTTACTGAAGGATTTGATTTAAGAAACACGCCGTTCCTCACATCGCCTTTTGGAAAGTATATTTTAAGAACGATAGGTAAAATCCTTGATATTGGGATCGGAACCAGTGGATATCGTAAGGGATTTCGTGTAGGTCAACTTGCTAGAGGTATCACTCAAAGTAGATTGGGGTTGCGCCTTCTTGGTGGTAAAGGTCAGGTTCTTGCTTCTAAAATAGGTGGTGCTGGTAAAAGCCTTTTAAGAGGTCCCAAAGCTAACGTTGCAAAGGGTTTAATAACTAGAGCTCTAGTTAAAACCGCTCCTTATACCATAGGTTTAGGACTAGATGCTTATAATTTAGTTCAGAAAGGGAGAGTTTTTGCTAGTCGCGCACTCAAAGACTCTTTGAAGTCGGACTTGCCTAAAGTTTTGGGTCCTGAACTAGGAACACAAACTGCTAGACAGATTACTAAAGAAGTTGTTCCAGAAATTGCTTCTGCAACACTTCAGAAAGCTTCAGCGAAACAAATTCTTGAGACAGGTGGTAAAAAGATTGCTAAAAAAGGAGCGTCAACTGCTGCGAAAAGTTTAGGGCGAGCAGGATTTGATAGGGGAGCATCAGCTGTTGGTAAATCTATTACGCAACAACTATATGAGAAGTCATTGAAAAAGGGGGCGGCAGGCGCTGCTCCAGACCTGATGGTTAGAAACCTAGCGACATCAGGTAACCCACTTCAACGTGCTTTAGCAAGTCCTAAAGTTCAGAGAATGATCATTCAGAAAGTTGGACAGAAGAAAGCAGCAGCGTTTACTGCCAAGGCAGCTAGTAAAGCGGTGCCACTTTTAGGCACTGCTATTGGTGGCATTGAAGGTATTGCTCGTGGTTTGATGGGTGATTGGAAAGGTATGGCGTTATCATTTGGTGGTGCAGTTCCGTTTGCTGGTATTGGTTTCGCTGCTATTGATATCTTGAGAGATATTGACAGAGATGCATACGAGGCACACATTGAACCAAACTTCCCAATACCATCGGAAGAAAATTTTGGTATGTTCTTTGCAGATGCGTTGGGTGTTACGCCTGATCAATATGAGACAGGTGGTCTAACAAAACCTGGTCGTGCGATACTACATGGCACCGAACTAGTCATGGATAAGGATGCTGATCCTTATCAGATATTTTATCGTCCTGTTATCAGGTCATTGATTGGTGCATCTACAGAGTATATTCAACAGGCAGGACCATCAGCGTCATTCATTGCGCCTATGTTTGGTCAGGAAGTAAACAAACTGTCCTCTGAATTTGGAATGGAGAGAGTCAATGTTGTTGTACCTGGTGGTGGGTCACTGAAAGGTTCTGGTCAAAGACTTGATAACTTTGAGCGCAAAGCACAGCAAGAAAAAGAATACTATGGTCCTGCTGGTGGTCCCAAAGGTGAGGACGGAGAACCACAGGCACAAAATGGTGGACTGTTGGGAATGATCAAGAGATTCTTTGGGTTCCCTGTCCCTGAAGGTGAGGATCGTAGCAGTGATTTCCCCTCATCTACATTGCCAGGTGCTCACGATGGCGGTGGGACTGGACCTGGTGATCCTAATGGTGGTGGTAAGATTGCTGGTGATCTGGGTGATCACCTGAAGGGAATGCGAACTGAACTCCCCGTCACTGGTCAGATTCATAGACACCCAAGACATCCACCCTACTCTATGAGTAGCGGTCACCGTTCTCAATCCATGCACTACAGTGGCAGAGCGATAGACATCGGTGGATACTCACCATCAACACCACAGACTGGACAGTTCCCAGGCTCTACAGGTGCTGATGAGCAGGCACCAGTTCTTCGTGAGATCCAGAAATGGAATGCTGCTCATGGTGTGACACCTGTTGAATTGGTGCATGGTTCTCCTACATTCAGAGGGTATGGTTCTTACCGTGAGTATCCAGACTCACACCATCACCATGTTCACATTGCATACAAAAATGGTGGTCTAACATATGACAGACCACACATTGCATTGATGGGTGAGGAAGGTGAAGAGATTGTCATCCCACATAAACCTTCTACTGGTGTTGGTAGAGATCTATTTTTAGCATCGTCAGAAGCACAGTCAGACACACAAGTTGTTGCTGCAATTCGTGAGTATGCTCCAGAGATTCTACAGTATGATGAAGAGGGTGAGGAAGAACAAACTACGATGATGATTGCTATGCTACCACAGCAGCAATCACAACCAACAGAAGAACGAAAGGTTCCTCTTGTACTTCCTTCTGGTGGTAGAATGTATGGTCCTGAACAGACCTTGATTTTCCAATCGCTCTACTAAATATCAAGGAGGAGGTCTAGTACATGGCAGCATTTACCGAAGGATTTGAGGATACGAGGGGGTCAACGGACCACTTCGGTGCTGTTGTGTCTAAAGTCATGCAGGCTCGTCGCATGGCAGATGAAGAGAAACAAAGAGCAGAAGCTTTAGCAGAGAGGAACCAGACTAGTCTAGAAGAAGCGGGCATCGAGATGGGTCACTTCTTCAAGGCAGCATTGTTCCATGAGTTTGGTGGTAACTGGATTGCTGATAAGAAAGAAGGATTAAGCAACTTAAAGACTCGCATAGGGTTCTTGAGAAATCCTAGAAGTGGATTCTTTAAAGCACTTGACTATAAACCACAGAAGAAGAGTAGTCTAGAAAGATATCGTGATGCTCTGGGCATGAGTGACATCATGATTGATGATCCTGCACTGCGACCACGATCATCTTATCCTAGGCAGCAACCTGGTGAAAGTGTTGCCAAAGCAGCGTCGTCTGGAACGAAGAAGAAAGTATCGAGAGAAGATATACTAACTGCTGTCTCGGAGATCACCAAGTCTCTAGAGAAGACAGCACAATCTATTAACAGATCTGCATCGGAGAGTGCTGAAGTCAATGGTAACATCAGTGCCATGACATCTTCAGTTGTACAACAGATCAGTGAGAGAACTGATACTCTTGACGATAAGATGCAGAAGTTGATTGATGCTGTCAATCAACAGACACAGGAGATGAAACTCGCTGCTGATAGGGCAGAGGATCGTAAGCAAGAAGCACAACTAGAGGGTCAGATGGATCCTAATTTCACCATGTCAGTTGATAATCCTTACACCCCAGGAGATGAGAGCAGGAGTCCTGCTGCTACCAGTGCTCAAGACACAGAGTTTAGAATGCAGCAGATGTATCGTGATGACTTGAATGATAACCCCCAGGCAGAGCAGGGTGGTATAATGTCTGGACCTGACAGTGGATACGAGGTAACTCTCCACGGTGATGAGATGGTTGTTCCACTTGACAATAACTACACACAGGGAGAACCTAGTGCTGTTGATGGTGTGACTAGACCTGTGCCACAACAGTATGAGATGGGTACGAGAATGTCTCCGCCCAAGCGAACATCTATTCCAAAGTATGAACGTGGTACGATGGGAATGACTCCACCATCGGTTCCTAAATACACCCCAGTATCAAATAATGTAGGAGTTGATCCTGATATGAATAAATCATTAGTGGCAGCGATGTCGCTTCCCTTGCTTGCTGCAGGGGGACACACCCTGTCTGCAACTATGCAGTACGCCAATGAAGTTGGTGGTCGTGATCCCCGTCTTAATTCTGAAATTCAAAAAGCAGCTAGACCTATCGCTGATGTCTTTGGATTGCCCGCCACAATAGCACAAGTAACACCACCTCCACCAGTATCTAACACACCCAAAGCAGGCGGGAACGAAGACCTGCTGGGTTCCTTGAGAAAGTTTATTAATGGTGGTTCTAATCAGAACACTGGTGCTGGCGGCGGCGGCGGTAGTATGGTATCTGGACCACCAATTGCATCGCTAGATGAAGGTATGCATGAAGACTTTGCTCCTAAAGGTGGCGCTGACTTCGCACAGTTCTTGGGTGCCAAAGAGTCTGGCAACAGTTATACTAAACTGGTTGGTGGTAGAGAAGACAGCAGCATTATGAATAAGACTGTCAATCAACTCAAGAATGAGTATGGTGGACAGTTTGCTATGGGTAGGTATCAGATCCAGATGAGAACTGGTGCAGAAATCTTGAGAAGAAATGGATTAGATCCTGCTACGTTTGTCTTCAATAAGGAAGGACAAGATCAGATCTATCAGATGCTACTGGTGCATCGTGGACTGAATGACTTCTTGTCTGGTAAGATTAGTGACGAACAGTTTGCACACAACCTCTCTATGGAGTGGGCAGCACTGCCTAAAGATGCATCGGGAAGAGGATATTATGATGGAGATTCATCTGGGAACAGAGCTCTCTTGGGATGGAACGATACGTTGAGGCATATCAATGCTATGAAGACTAAAGTGCAGGCAAATGATCCTGAAAAACTGCCTGCTGCTAGTGCAAAGACTCTCGAAGAGTTTGTCAGTAAGTCTCAACCAGGAGACCGCAGCACATATACTATTGAAGAGTTGGGTCTGACATATCAAAGAGGTAGAAAATTCTTTGGAATGGGACCACCGCTTGACAGGTTGATTGATACCAGAACTAATAGTGTTGTCTTTGAAGGTCCACAGACTGTGGTTCAGAACGAGATCAAGCAGAGACTACAGAACAAGGGACTGTTACCCCCAGATACTCAACCTCCTTCCTCACAGGTCACACCAGATCAAAGGACTCAAGCTCTGACACCAGTCAAGAGGAACAGAGATGCTTCTAACAATATCATCACAGTTCCTACAGCACCACAGGTAGCAAGCAGAACCACAGGTACTCTACCTAACAGTCAAGAAAACATCATCACTCCTGGCAGATCTTCTGGACTGGAGTCCATGTATAATCCCACTCCAGTAGCATGAAACCAGAATTATCATATGCATCTAGTTTAATATTGAGAGAGTGTACCATCACTACAGTTGATGGCGAAACACTTGACATCACTGATCTTGTGGTGCGTCTAGATTACTTTGAAAGCATCAGTCTGCCCACGATAGAAGCAAACCTAGACCTGGTTGACACTGGATCGAATATCATCTCCTCGCTACCCATTCAAGGGTACGAGGACATTAAATTCACTATAGCTACAATGGGTGAGGATGATGGTGAATATGAGGAAGAGTATGAATTCAAAGTCTTTAGAATTCACAGTAGATATATGGCAGAGAGATTCCAGAAGTATTCTCTGGGTCTCATCTCCAAAGAAGCTTTGATCAATGAGACACAGAAGGTAACTACTATTCTCACTGGCAAACCAGATGGTATTACTAGAACTTTGTTGACTGATAATTTACAGACATCGAAGGCGATTTTTACTGATCCATCTCTATTCAAGATTAGATTCTTACCTGGTAAGAAGACTCCCTTCTCTATCATTGAGTCGATGAGAAAGAAGTCAGTTGCAGATGAATCTGGTAAGAAATCAGGTGCATCTAGTAGCACTGGTGAGTTTCAAAAGGCATCTGGATCTGCTGGATACTATTTCTATGAGAATAAAGATGGTTATCATTTCAATTCTATTGATAGATTGAATTCTTTGGAGAAGAATCCACCAAGAGAACTGTTCACTCAAGAACCAAACCATCTTGAAAGTGCTTCACCACAGCAGAAGATTCTTGACATTGATTTTCAAAAGGAGATTGATATCCTATCCAAGTTAAGGATGGGAACGTTCTCTAATGTAATCTGCTACTATAACTTTAGCACTGGTGCTTATGAAGAATATAATTACAAACTGCAGGATTCTTTCGATGAGATGGAGCATCTAGGATCGCAGTCTGGTCTTGGTAAAGGACAGGCAGAACTAGCAGCAGAACCAAGTAGAATTATGTCGGTGCTTGTGGATCATGAGACATGGTTTGATGGTGTCGAGGTAGCATCACCAGAGAAACCAGATGGTGGTGGACAGAACACTGCCGAGTTTCCTGACTGGCAGAAGAATTATATCGCACAGAATATCTCAAGACTAGAGTCGCAGAACAATCAGCAGGTTCTTATCAAGATCCCCGTGCGACTGGACTTGAGAGTAGGACAGACAGTTGAGATTCAGATCCCAAATAATATACCTACAGAAGAGAGACAACCAGACCTGTATGATCCAGAGCATAGTGGTGTGTATCTGATTGCAAAATTAAATCATGCTATGTCACCCAAAGAAGCTAAAGGTAATACACATTTAACTCTAGTCAGAGACTCTTATGGTAGACCTGATGACACCTCCAATGTTGCCACATAAATAAAAATAAACCCTATTGGTATGGATCCAGTATTATCATCACTGCTTGCTACTAATCAAATTGGTGCCGATGGTTTCAACTGGTGGATTGGTCAGGTTGAAACAGGGAGAGAAAGCGACCCTAAAAAGTCTGGTAGATATCGTGTGCGTATCGTTGGCGTACACTTAAGAGACGGTCAGAAAACACCAACGAATCAACTACCATGGGCAAACGTAGTCATGCCCGTGACTACACCGTTTAGCGATGGCGGTGTCACTGGTGCTACAGCAGAACTACGAGCAGGTAACTGGGTCATTGGTTTCTTCCTTGACAATGACAAACAGAAACCTGTCATTATGGGATCAGTTGGTCACACTGCTGGTGCTACTGTCGTTAAGAACGATGACCCTGCAGGTGGTAGTGATGGTGCTAGAAACTTCACTACTCATACTGATAGCACTGTTAAATCACAAGCACATTACTCTCAAGACAGACCAGACGGTGTAGATCCAGAGACTGGTGCTAACACAGATGGTGGTGAACCTGATGCTGCTCGTTCGCATGAGGAGAAGGGTGCTCCTGCTATCATCGCTGCGCTACGTGCAAAGCATAGTGACACCAACCCTATTGGTTCTGCAAACTGTGTTACTATTGCTAACCCAAAGTGTGGTAACGAAAGTAATTTTGGTAAGCAGGTTACTAACATCATCGGTGACTTGCTTGCTGCCAACCAAGCATCGGGCGGACAACTTGGCAACTTCTATGTCAGTAAGGTCAATGGATTTCTCTACGACAAGATAGCAATTGCTAGGCATCATATTGGTAGAGTAACCAGACTTGTCCGTAGTTTGATGGGACGTATTCAGTCGGAGATTATCACACAACTCCGTGCTGGTATTGAGAAACTTGTTCTGACTATCTTGGGACTGAATGTACCAGAGGAACAAGAAAGAAAGATCCCTAAAGATCCAAAGCAAGACCACAGAGCAGAGAGAAAGAAAGGTAACTTCCTCAAGACAGTAAAGAGAATCCTTGATCAGATTCTGAAGGCACTAGGTTGTGCCATGGAAGATCTCATTGAAAGATTGGTAAACTTCCTAACCGATCTGCTGTTTAGTTTCATCATGGATGTCTTCTCTCCAGCAGCATGTGCAGTTATCAACTTGGTTGATGGCATCATCAATAAGATCTTGGAACTAATTGATGGTCTCATCAACAGTATTCTTGGACCGTTGCAAAGTATATTAGGAATACTAGCGGCACCGTTGAACATGATCGGCGGTGCTATTGCAAAGGTAATGTCATTCCTAGGCATCTCTTGTAGTGGACCTGATGGTAACTGTTCTAAAGAAACTGTCAAGTGTAATGACTGTGGCACTGATGAGGATGGTGATGACTGGTTGGATGACCTTCTTCAAGATCTAGAAGAGGGTGACACTGGAGAGAGATTCTCTTGTGAAGAAAGTCAGGACTACCTAGATCCAGACCCCACTAGTGTTGTGTTTGTTGGTGGTGTTCCTAAAAATCCACAACCTGATGGTCCTCCTTCAGAACCACCTGGCAATGAGGGACCTGGCGAGACGCCACCAGGATTCTTCCCTGATGATGATCCAGAGCTAGAGATTCTTGGTTGTACGAACGAAGACGCCGAAAACTATAATGCTAACGCAAATATTGATGATGGTTCTTGCAGGTTCGCCTACGAAGATTACGAACCAATTCCAGATGACGAGGATGATGACGACGATGACGATCCAGATGATGATCCACCTTTGCCTATTGACTACGACGGAACAAAGAGGTATAATGTCGTCGGAGAACCACAACTAGTTGCAGGCGGTGATACCATCACGTTCACTGTCAACACAACTAACGTTGCTGATGGAGCAACATTAAGTTACTCCTTGGTTGGTGACATCGTTGAGGAATACATTGATGATCCATTGAGAAACATCGACGCTGATGATTTGCTGAAGGGAACCTTTACTGTCACCCAGTATGATACCTTCGAGGATCAATTTGTTGATGAGAACGATGAACTACAAGACATCTCTGTTCCTCTGTGTAGAGCAGAAGTGTTGATCAAACTCAACACTGACATTGAGATGGAAGTAGATCAACTGTTCAACTTCCACCTTGAGGATGAAGACGGCAATGACACTGGTGCTAGAGCACCTATCACTATTCTTGCTGACTTCTCGTTCGTTCTTCCCGATTCATTTACTGATACCCCTGAATCTCCTGATAACTTCCCAAGCATTGAAGTAACCACAGATAAAGAACAGTATAAAGAGGGTGAGGACATTGAGTTCCTTATCACCGCTGAAAATTTCTCCGAAGGCAGACAGTTCCAGTATGTTATTTACGGTGACGTAGATGGAAATGATTTTATTGATGGTTCCTTGCAAGGCACATTCAAACTTAAGGATGGAAAGGCGAAGGTTGTCAAGGGTATCGTAGAAGATGGTGAGATCGAGGACGTTGAGATTCTTACATTTAAGATCGTTGACACCGAAGCTTCTTGCAGTACGAAGATCATTCGTGATGAAGAGTTCATTCTACCTGATCAAGATGGTGGTGATGATGATGGAACAGATGATACGCCGCGTGAACCACCAAGAGCTGATCTACCAATCACTGATGAAGATGGAAAGATTATTTCTGTTGACATCAGAGACAAGGGCGATGCATTCTCCGAAGCACCAAAAGTTATCTTCTCTGGTGCTGGATATGGTGCCACTGGTATTGCTCTACTAGATGACAAAGGATTTGTGAGTGAGATCAGAATTACTAGAGGAGGACTAGGTTACAAGCGCAACCTACCTGATGATTCTGACTTAAGATGTATCATTGATTCATTCACTCTGATCTCACCTGGTATTAGATACAAGTCTGTACCAGATGTGTATGTTGATGGTGTTTTAGGAAGAGCAGAAGCTGTCATTGATGAGCGAGGATATGTCGTTAGTGTTAAGATTATAGATAGATCTACTACCTATAAAACAACACCGAAGGTCACCATCATTGGTGGTGGTGGATCAGGTGCCATCTTCATTCCGAGTATGGTATGTCTCGATGTTGTCTGTCGAAACCGTTGGTCTCGTCAAGGTCGGAACTGGACGTTACGTTGATTGCCCTTAAAGAATTATGCCATTTGATACTAAAAGACACGGGAATAATTTACATCCTTCCGATAAATCAGGTCAACCACATAAGGAACCTGCTAGTGGTAGGACGGAAGAATTATCTACAGAAAAATTCTGCTCTACAAAACCAACAGTACACTGGGTGTCTGATGGTTGGACGTGCATGAGTTGGGAAGGTGGTGACGGTCAACCTGGCGGTTACACTGTCACCAACGGTCAAAGTGCTATGTTCTTTGACGAAACAGGAAACATGGTGTTTTCCACTGGTGTGCCAGGACAATCTGGTTGTGGTGGTAAACTTATTCTGAACACAGGTGATCAACTCCAGAAAGCTAATGGAACTATCTCCATTCAAGCAACTGGTGCGAAAGATACTGAAGCAACACCTGGTAAAGGTGGCAAGACTAAATCAAAAGAATCTCCTGCCTACAGTGTGTATGCTGAAGGTGGTATGAATCTTGAGGCACAGGGAGATGACTGTGGCATCAAAGGTGATAACATTATCATCAATGCTGTCAAGACATTGACACTCAAGGCAGGTGAAGTTATTAACCTTGAGGTTGGTAATGGTAGTGGCAAGATCAACATGTATGCTGGTGACATCACCATGGATGCTGAATTCTTGAATAAGAATATCAATGGTCGTGAAGTGTCTGATGGAACAGGTGAGGTTACTACCGAACAGAACAAACCAGGTGCTACCACGTCTATTAACACATCAGGATCTATTGTCCACGATGTTCAGGGCAACTATACGATCAAAACCAAGGGACACTACAACATCGTCGCAGCTGCTAACCTTAACATGCAGTCACAACTGGGTGGATATTCACTCAAAACCCTTGGACCGATGTATAATAACATCACTGGTTTCAAGGTTGATGACATCAAAGGCGTTCCTATGCCTAACGTGAAGACTAAAGCACCTGCGACGTGGGATGTTAAGTTAGGACCTACGTTAGGTGGACAGGGATGGATGATGAAGTCTGCTATGGGATTTGATCTCAAGTTCCTGAAGGGTGACAGCAAAGTACAGACCGCTGGTGTCCTTGACGTTACGGTTGCTGGTACGATGACGGTCAAAGCACTGTCGATCTTCCTCAACTGAAATTCGACTTTCGGTTACCAGAATTCCGAAAAAAATTCGCCACCAATTTTTCGTCCAAAAGGTCGAGTTGACAAAACGGCGGCAATGCCCTATAATCGTTGTATGAATTCGCTTTATCATGCACTACAAACCATATTCACCAGAGTGGCATCGATATAGGTATTTGAAAGAAGCAATCGACAAGTACCTTGACGATTATGTCGATAACGACATTATCATGGATGACATTCTAAATATTGTGTGTGACCGTCAAGAAGCGGCACATGCAGAGTATCACAAACTCGAAGATCTAGAGATAAAACTGCGCGAGTGACTTATGCTGTCTACCCAGTACAGACTCCGTTTGGAGTTCATCTGCAAGAAAATTGCAAATAAGGAAGAAGTCAAACTTGACGACATGATCTGGGCAGAAAAACTCGCCAAGAGACACACTACTGCTCGTGATTGGTTGAACAAGGCACGAAGACACGCTGCTCAAGATATTGAAGAGGGCAGTATGGACGATTTTATGAATAAGATGGGTTTAGGTGATCCTGACCCAAATAACTACAAAACAGGATTTGACGGTGCAGATGACATCAACGAATGGTTCGGAAGAGACAAACCAGACGACTGGCGTCAGCGTGACTAATATGAACATCGCCAAAAATCTCCTAGAGAAGGTTGGCGAGTTATTAGACGCTGATGTACAATATATCGTCTGTTGCGACAAAAAAACTCAACACAAGAAAATCGTCATCGAATATGACCACAGCAGTAATCTACAGTAACGGCAGTCAAGAGTGTGAGCGCATGGGCATGTTGCTCAAAGATTTGCAGAATATTGAC